CAGCGGTAGAACGCTTCGTTGACATCGAAGAGGTCAGTGGTTCGACACCACTACCGACTACCAAATATACCTCCTTCGCCAAGTTGGTAAGGCATCGGATTTTGATTCCGACATTCGGTGGTTCGAGTCCATCAGGGGGTGCCAAACATATTTTTACCAAAAAGAGTAGACAAATAATAAAATTTCGCATACAATAGATGTATTGTTAAATTAAAGGTTAGATACAGCACATTTCATATTTTATGATCTGGTCTGGGGTAAAACTTATAACAAAAACTGGAGCCGCAAGGCTGTGAAGGGGTGTTATGGGTTCCTGGACGAACACAGAGTGATGGCCTGTGTATAATAAAAGCAGTCAACACTAACCTGAAACTATTTGGATGAGTTCAGCAATTTAAAACAAATGCTTAAAGCCGCAATTAATGCAGTAGAAGATGGCCCGCAAGGCAAGTGGCAACACTTCTAGTAGTAATACTAGCGTTGATAGAACTGACGACTGATGGAAAGACATCTATGATGATTGTACAGACACAACACAATATAGCCAACATGAATTGTTGGTATGCGTCTAGGAAACTGAACCGATATACTGGGGATTAGGCTAGAGCAGACAGAAAAACTTAACCGGTTTCAATCATCCAGTTTGCATAAATCAATCAGAAAGGAGCAACTATGCAATTCGCAGAAGCAATTAAGAATCAAGAAGCCCGCACCACTAATGGTATGAAGGCCCGCAAAAGCACAGCCAACGCCTGTGTGGATCTGTTTTACAACATTGGTGCAAGCCGTGGCAAAAACATCATCCCCGCATTCGTCGCCGCTTATGTGGAAAATCGAGACCTGGCTTTGCGTATCGCACAGTGGGCTCGCGATGTGCGTGGTGGATCCGGCGAACGAGAAATCTTCCGCCAAATCCTTAAGCACCTCGAACTCAAGCATCCAGAAGATGCTAAGGCTTTGATCAACAAGGTTCCTGAAATTGGTCGTTTCGATGACTTGTTTGTGTTCTCTACTCCAGCAATGAAGTGGGAAGCATATAACCTGTTGGGTAACAACCTACGTCAGGGCAACGGTCTTGCCGCAAAGTGGACTCCTCGCAAAGGCAATATTGCCCGCGAAATCCGCGAAATGTTTGGGATGACTCCTAAGCAATACCGCAAGACTCTTGTTGGTATGACCAATGTTGTTGAAACACAAATGTGTGCCAACGACTGGGACAACATCAACTATAGCCATGTTCCTTCATTGGCACATGCTCGCTATAAGAAGGCATTCGGCCGTCATGGTACTACCTACGCCGAATACGTTCAAAAGTTGATCAAGGGCGAAGCTGGTGTTAAGATTAACGCTGGTGCAGTATATCCATACGATGTCCTTAAGGGCGCTATCAACCGATACAGCCGTTCAGCTATGTCTAAGACAGAGTTGGATGCATTGCAAGCCCAATGGGATGCATTGCCTAACTACATCGGTGACGCTAACGTGTTGCCAATGGTTGACAGTTCTGGGTCTATGACCTGCCCAGCTGGTGGTTACAACTCTAAGTCAGGCTTGTCTTGCTTGGAAGTTGCAATCAGTCTTGGCCTGTATTTTGCAGACAAGAACAAGGGAAAGTTTGCTGACTGTTTCCTAACTTTCAGCAACCGACCACAGTTGGTTAACCTTAAGGGTAACATCAATCAAAAGATTGATCAAATGAACACTGGAGAAGTGGCTAACACCAACCTTCACGCCGCATTTGAACTTATCCTTAAGACAGCCAAGGACAACAAGGTTCCTCAAGCAGAAATGCCAGAAACTCTTGTTATCTTCAGCGACATGCAATTTGATGTTGGTGTCAAGCATGACGACAGTGCAATTGAAATGATTGCACGTAAGTATGAAGCCGCTGGATACGAACTTCCAAAGGTCGTGTTCTGGAACTTGAATGCCGCATACGGCAACGCACCAGTAAAGTTCGACAAGAGCGGCACTGCTTTGGTCTCTGGCTTTAGCCCAGCTATTGCTAAGAGCATCCTAAGCGGCAACATGGAAGACTTTACACCAGAAGCTATCATGTTGCGATCAGTTATGATCGACCGTTACACGTTGTAAATAACTACGCAGGCCCGCACCATCCGCAAGGAATGAAAAGTCTGCGTCCGCGATACACGAAATGCGGGATGGGCTGTGTATCCGGGGTTTGGTATACCTGACACAAGAACAATACTAAAGTAGCACCTTCGGGTGCTATTTTTTTGGTTGACTAAAATCAAAAAATTTAGTATAATAATGGAAATGAAGATAACTCAGCTTTCCCTTCGTCAGACTCAAAGGTATCCTTGGACACATAGAGTTGATTTTTCTATGACCAATACCAACAGGTATTTTAAAATTGACGAATGGATTTGTGCAGAACAGGTCCCCGGGATCTGGGCTAATTTTGCTTTTTACACAACAGACGTTTGGGCTACACTCATAGCCTTAAAATGGACCGATGAAGGAAAATAAAATGCCGTGGATTCAAAATGTATCAATGGATGCAGTTAAAAAAGGATCGCACATTGCTCCTGGGGAGAATGCTATGCTAATTCAGATTACGGATCCGGATTTTGGGTTCCCTGAGCCTAAATACCAGTTCAAAGAAGTGCATCAATTTGAATTCTTGGATATCGAGGAAAAGGACTTTGCTCTCGAAGAGTCCATGCGGTGCAGTCAAGAACAAGCCAATGAACTTGTGCGTCTGTTGCAACATGCAATGGATAATCGTATGAATGTTATTGTGCATTGTCATGCAGGCATTTGTCGTAGTGGTGCAGTATGCGAAGTTGGTGTTATGATGGGTTTTGATGATGCAGAATCTTTTCGTAGTCCTAACCTGCTGGTCAAGCATCGCATGATGAAAGTTCTGGGTTGGACCTATGACGAGAACGAACCGCAAACCATCAATGGTGTTCCTTTTAATTACGATGAGCAGAACAACAAAATTGTTTGGGAAAAGACAGAAGCAGGACTTTATGTTCCGCCTGTCAAAGAAGGCGACATATGAACAAAACAGTAGCGAATGGAAAAGTAGCAATTGTCTATAGCCCGGGATACGGAGCAGGATGGTCGACTTGGAACGAAGACAACCCTGAAATGATTTTTGACCCAGGGCTAGTGGATCTTGTTATAGCAGGTAATAGAGAAAAAATTCTATCCTACATCGCCCTTAAATGGCCTCTTGCTTATACAGGGGGAGTGGATCAATTGGATGTTCTTTGGTTAGCCGAAGGAACAGCATTTCAAATCGAAGAACACGATGGTAACGAAACAGTTACTGTTAAAGACAATCAGAACTGGCTAACAGCCTAGGAGAGTATTATGCCCGCAGTGTGGTTAACAAGTGACACTCATTTCGGTCACGAAAAAACCTGCACAGTGTTTAAGCGAGAGGACGGAAGTCCGCTTAGACCTTTTGCTAGTGCAGAGGAAATGGATGAATTTATGATCAAGGCTTGGAACGAACGTGTCAAGCCCAAAGACAAAGTTTATCATCTTGGCGATGTGGTTATCAGCCGTAAGTCCTTGGCTGTGATGAGCAGACTTAACGGGGACAAGGTGCTGATCCGCGGCAACCATGACATCTTTCAATTGTCGGATTATACACAATACTTTAGAGATGTTCGTGGCTATCATGTGATGAACGGTTTGATTCTGAGTCACGTGCCTGTGCATACAGACAGTCTTGCCCGTTTTGGTGCTAACATCCACGGACACTTGCATGCCAACAGAGTTATGAAGGCTCGTGGTGTTGATGCAAAGACAGGCGACTTGTTGTATAGCAAGGAAATCGATCCACGTTATCACTGTGTTTGCGTTGAACAAACTGACTTTGCTCCAATCCTTTTTGAAGATGTGTTAAAGCGCATCAAGGAAGAAGGCGGCACAGTTGGATTTAAGGAACGCGGCGCAGTTGCTATGTAAAATAGGCCCTTCGGGGCCTATTTTTTTGACTATACACTCTGCATGATAATTACTGTATAGTCTAGGATATAACATGAGTCTCAAACAGGAAATACTTCGATACAGCCGCCAAGAAAATATGGCACCACTTAGCAATTGGTTTGATTCAGTTCTTGAAGAACTAATTGATCAAGGCGTTTACAATGATGTAAACACACTAGAAGATATAGCACAGAAGCAAGTAGCCGAACTTCGACACTACGCTAAGAAATACAATGTCAATACAGTTGTTATTGGCATGAGCGGAGGTGTGGACAGCGCACTTACAGCCGCAATGTTCAAACGTGCTGGATACCGTGTGATTGGTGTAACCATGCCAATACATCAAAATCCCAAAGAAACAGACCGCGGCATTGAAGCTTGCAAAGCATTGGACCTTGAACACATGCACATAGATCTAACACAACAATATGAAGATCTATTGGCCAGCGTTAGGGACTATGACCTTACAATAGACAAACCTGAAAGTGCAATTCGTCGTGGCAATCTACGTGTTCGTAGTCGTATGATTACAGTCTACAACATTGCCAGCATGGAGAAAGGCTTTGTTGGTAGCACAGATAACTTCAGCGAATTGGCCGCAGGCTTTTGGACACTCCACGGTGATGTGGGCGATGTTGCACCTATTCAAATGCTAAACAAAAGCTGGGAAGTGCCTAAGCTAGCTGAACTGTATGGTGTTCCTGAAAGCACAGTATTTGCTACACCTACCGATGGACTAGGCATTAGTAAAGGCGATGAAGATCAATTTGGATTTAGTTACTTAGAATTCGACATTGTGTTGATGAAGCTATGCCAATTTGAAGAACCATATCGTAACAGACAAGAAATTTTATCTCTACTAGAAGTGCCCGAGACTGAACTGGCAAAAGTCAATAGAATTTTGGATCGTATCAAAGGCAGTTCATTCAAGCGACAAAATCCTAACATGCTGCCAATCAGTGAAACTGACATTCGAGCTACTAGACTGTTGTCTATCGATGGGGCACTTTGGGATCGGCAATAATATCATTTACTGCTAATATTCTAAATACGGTGTAACCGGACGCCAGCCATGATTTACACCATTCCCAGCCTTACCGATCCATTAGCTGCTTACCTTAAAGATGACCCTGTGCGCCCGCACATACCACACGAAGAACGTTTTGGCTCTAATAGAGCTGTGTTCGCATTAACCGAACACGACCAAGTCAGTGCTGTGGTATGTGCTAGGCTGTGCAGTACCATTCCTAGTAGCGAACAAGAACTGTTAAATGACCAAACAGACAATCCAGACACTGCTGTATTCTATACCATATGGAGTTACAAGCCCGGTGCTGGACAACGTTTGATAAGAGAAGGTCTTGAACAGATTAAAAACCAGTTGCCCAATGTAAAAAGATTTGTTACACTAAGTCCTCCTACGGAGATGGCACGCAGGTTCCATCTCAAAAATGGAGCACACATATTCAGAGTTAACGAGCAGTCTGTTAACTATGAATATATACAAGTATAACAAACATTTATCAATGACTATCAAAAATTATGTGGTTTGTGCTCACCGCAGGATTAAGAGCACCAAGTGGGTTTGGAAAGACACTAAAGACGAAGGCGACATCTACGAAACGTATCGCCAAATGTGTTTGCATAGTTTAAGCAGTGCCAGACACTTCCTTGAAGGCGATTGGGAATACATCCTGTTCGACGAAGAAATCGAAAGCATCAATGATGCAATGCCATTGAACAATGACAGGGTATACGAGCTTTGGCACAGGGAACCCTGCAACATTCTTTGGGTTGGACCTGATGTGCAATTTGTTAAGCCCACTAAAATCTTTGATCAGTTCAACGAATTCAGACTGTTTAACTGGACTGATCCCAAGAGTTGGCATGAACCTAATCAGTATAACAAGAGCTTTGACAACTTGTTTAACAATGATTTGCAATACTATCCGCACAACATGAACAAGGATCTGTGGACATTGGAGCGCTCTATGCGTGAACAATGGGACAACAGTGATGGAATGCAAAGCTATAATAATCAGCAGATCATTCACAACACTATGTTCTGGAGTCAGGGCTTGCCGTGGAATGAAGCACACCGACCGGATCTTTTCTATCAAGCACAATGGTTGCCGTGGCATCCTATTGAAGTGCAAGACGAATGGAATGGCTGTAAGTATGAAGATGCACAAGTAATTCATTGGCATAGTAGTCGCCACAGCCCTACTAAGCTAGAATGCATGCGACAAATTAACGAAGCATTGGGCGTTCCGTTACTGACAGAATTAAAATGAAAATTGCTATTCTAGGTGCCCGGGGGTTTCTCGGGTCTTATCTAACTAACTATTTCACTGAGCAACGTCGTTATACTGTGTTGCCTGTTACTAGGCAAACAGTTGACTTGGAAAACTTTAATCAAGTTGACTATT